GAGAGGATATCTGGGGTCCCAATCCAAATAAGTCCTTCTGTATTCAAGACTATGCAGAAGATAAAGATCCAAACGCATACATGGTTGTCGATACTGAGTTGATTGCTCTGGTTACTATCATCGAGCCAAAGAGTCAGATCGATGTACCGAAAAAACCAAGGCTCTACACTGGGCCTGGACAGCAGGGAGCATAACATGAAAATCAAAGTAGGAAATACAATTTATGACAGTTCTTTAAATATGGTTATGGTCATACTCAGTGATGCAGATAAACAGAACATAGCGAACATGGACCCTGATGCAACAATGTACTGTGCTTATCCTGATGGCTCAGATCGTAACCTCGTTAACGAATTCATGAAGGATGAATAATAATGGCTAAGAAAAATGAAAAGAAAATAGAGAAGTCCGTTCTTCCTACTATACCAAAGGGTAAGGTATTTATCCAGACTGACAAAGGAGTCTATCCATATTCTGTTCTGAAGTCAGCCGAGATAGAGCTAGAAGAGACTACCTCTAAACAGCTTAAACAGAAGCAGACCTGGATGGCGAGCAACCAGTTAGTTCCTCCTCCTTATCGGGCAGACGTATTGCTTAATCTGTACGAATCTAACTCTATCCTTTATAGATGTATCAACCAATTAGCTATTGACGTAGCAGGATTGGGCTGGAACTTAACTTTGAGGGATGGTAAGTCAGAGAGCAAGACTGAGCTTGCTAGGATCGAAGAGTTCTTGGGTAAACCTAATAAGGAAGAAGCTTTACGCACTATCCTTAATAAGCTTCTGATTGATTGGGGTGCAATTGGTTACTTTGGTTTAGAAGTAGTCAGGAATAAGAAGGGAGAGGTCGCAGAAATTTACCAGGTTCCTGCCCAAACTCTTAGGGTGCATATCTCTAATCAGAAGTATGTTCAGATTCGAGGCCAGAAGAAGGTTTGGTTTAAGAAGTTCGGTATCAAAAAGGACATAGGTTGGAAAGATGGTAAGGTCAAAGGTAAAGATGGAAAAGGACTTAGCTTTAGGACAAGAGCTAATGAGATGATACTCTATAAGAAGTATTATCCTAAGTCTGATTATTATGGAGTGCCGAATTCGATAGCTGCAACTGGTGACATAATGGCTATGATTGGTTTACGAGATTATAACCTGGCCTTCTTTGAGAACTATGGAGTACCTGCTGCTGTGGTCGTACTAGAAGGGGAATGGGATGAAGGTTCTGATGAGACCGTCACTGATTTCTTGAACGCAAATCTAAAGGGTGCTGAGAATGGACATAAGTCCTTGGTCATTACTCAACCTGATAACTGTAAGTTCCATTACACTCCTTTAGGTAAGGACGTAAAAGAGGCCAGCTTTAAGTTGTACGAACAAACCAGACGAGAGCATATTCTTATCTCTTTCTCGATGCCACCTGAAAGGATAGGTGTCCGTGTTATTGGTAAGCTTGGAGGTAACGTCGCAGAAGAAGCTACTAAGATTTATGTTCAGTCTGTAGTTAAACCAATGCAACTTGATATAGGTGATATCATAAATCTGCTTATTGGTTCAGACGTATATCTATTCCAGTTTAACGAGATTGACACTCGAGATAAGAACACTGAGGTCGAACGAGTTAACAAGCAAATTCAGAATGGTACACTGACTCCTAACGAAGCTAGACTAGAACTAGGTTTGACTGCTTATCCAGGTGGAGACAAGTTCTATATGGGAAGTGCGTTTATTGAGGTTGGTGAACCAGCTGAACCATTAAGCGAGGAAGAGGAAGTCGTTGAACCTGAGGAAGAGGAAGAGGAGGAAGTCAAAGATGAGTAAAGAAACTAGAACATATTTAATAGCGGCTATTCTTGGGGTCATAGTTCCATGGCTTATAGTTGGTTGTGCTAAGGTTACTGCCAAGGTTCCAGTAGTTATGCCGGATAAGACTGTCAAGATGGTAGAGCTGGAGTATGTTCGATACTGGAACCAGAAGATTGGAGACTTCTATCTGGAAACACCAGATGGTTGGATAATCGGTTTTAATAAACAGGAAGCGGACAACAGCGCTACATTTATGGTTGGCCCTTACAGAGTAACTATTGGAGGTGGTCCAAAATGAACCAGTTGAAATACAGACATCTTAAAGGTTACAAATATATCTTGATGCAGGATATCTCGATTGCTGTAGACCTTCCCGACATCGAACAGAATAGTGCTAATAGGTCCTATGCTTATATCTCCGTGAGAGATGGCATACTGACTATTCGCAAAGGCTATGCTTGGGATGGTGCAAGCGGTCCTACCTGGGATGACAAAACTAATATGCTGGCCTCGTTAGTTCATGATGCTATATACCAGTTAATGAGAGAAGGACTTCTCAAGTCGGATAAGCTACACGACTACAGAAGATATGCCGATGCAGTCCTGGTCGCAATCTGCCGTGCAAATGGTATGAGCAGAATCAGAGCATGGTTGTGGTATCAATGCATTCGAATTGGCGGAAAGAAGAGTTCCTTGAAACGTAATAATCCTCGTGGTAAGGTAGTGAACGTAAATGTCAACGACAATTTTAAAATTTAATTCCCTTCATGGTAAGCTAGACAGGCTAGCCAAGAAGAACCAAAAAGTCTTTCAAGAGTCAGTGCAGAAATGGATGGCCTTTACTAACAAGAAAATTCAGGAAGACCTGAAGAACGTATTTAAAAAGGACATCGCTGCTGAGGTTATTGATTGGCAGTTCCTTCAAAAAGAAGGTGAGAAGACTATGAAACCTGCCGTCCTGCGAGTTATGCAGTCTGGTGGAGATGCAGCTTATGCTACTTTAAAAATAGAGGGTAGCTTTGATCTGCTAAATCCTAAGTCAGTAGAAGCAGCTAATAAATTTACTGCCAAGTTAGTAACTGAGGTAAACGATCAAACTCAAAAGGGTATTAGGATATATATTGCTGATGGTGTAAAGCAAGGTAAGTCAATACCAAAGATAGGTAGAGAGCTTAGGCCAATAATTGGATTGACCGAAAGACAGAGTCAATCAATTGTTAACTATCGAAAATCTCTTAGCAATAAAGATAAGTTTCCTAATCTTACTGCCAAAGATATTGACAAGAGAGCTAATCGTCGAGCGGCTAAGGCCCACCGTCAAAGAACAGAATCTATAGCTAGAACTGAAACGGCCAGAGCTCAGAATATTGGTTACTCACAAGGGATGGAAGAACTAGGAGTGAAGGAATTAGAGTTTAGTATATTTGATGATGCTGAGACTTCTTCTGAGTGCCGAGGATTAAACGAGAATAGGTTTCCTCCCTCAGAAGCAGCAGGTATAATTCCAGTACATCCAAACTGTCGATGTGTAATGCTACCCGTTATTGAAGATGAAACTTTAACAACTGTTTAGGGAGAGAGCAAGATGACACCAACACAAGCTATTCAAAAGAACATTGGATTTGGTTTCAAACTGTTGATCGAGTTAGTGGTTATTATCTTTGCTGTAGGTATAGCTTGGGCTACTCTGTCTGGTGATGTGAAACGAAACAAGGAAGTGGTTGATGAAGTTAAGGTTGAACAGAAAGCTACTAACGAAAAAGTTAGTGGGATTGAAGGCGATATTAAATCGATCAATACTGAGATAAAAGGTATTGGCGAGGACATTAAGGAAATTAAAGAAAGCGTGAAAAAATGAGAATAGAAGAAGTCACTAAATCTAAATTGGGTAATGCCAAGGACAAGGAACTGCTTATTCTCAAGCTTCGGTTTACTCAGCTTTGGGATAAGAATTTCGAAGGCAATGACGTTGCAGTTGTTGGTAGTCTTGATCGAAGTACTTTCCTTAAGAACTACCGTCTCTGCTTAACTGAAATGAACTCCAGAGATATTACAAAAAGCACAAGCAAGATTGACAAGGCCGTGTTCAGAAAGGTTATGACAGCTAGAACGTTTGGACTGGACGTAACCGACCTTGATGATATTGTTGTTGCTGAAAACTTTCTGTTTATACCAGCAGAAGGAGCCAGTATCGAGAAGGCTTTGGAGTTGGCCAAGACTCCTGTCCTGCTTACCGACGAAGCGATCGCTAAAGCGGACGAATCTTACATTCCTTTATACGATCTAGTATTAAAGGCCAAAGCCGAAACACAAATTGTGGAGGTTGAAAAAGAAGCTCCCAAGAAACGTAAAAGGATGTGGACTAAGAAATATATCGAGGCGTTGCCCGATGAAGCTTTCCTCTACATCAGAAAAGGTGTGAGGTATTTCCCTTACATTAATAAGGACAGTAAAATAGATATGGGTCGTCTGGAAAGTACTCTACCCGAGATAAGCAAAAGCAAGTTATCTGAGACCGTAAAGAAAAAGGTTCAGAAGAATGCTGAGAAGATTATCAAGGACGTTAAGGACGAATTAGTATTTGAGAGAGATGTATCTGTTTATCTTTTCGATAAAGCAGATAAGGATGAACAAGTTGTTTATGGTGTAGTGTATGAACCCGACGAGGAGGACGCTCAAGGCGACATCGCCAATGAGGTCGAGATCCGAAAGGCTGCATACGGATTTATGGAAAAGGTGCAGTCGTTCAAGGTGATGCACAAAGGTAAAAAAGTTAAGGTAAAAGTATTGGAAAGCTATATAGCTCCAACAGAATTCGAGATGGCTTCGCAGACTATCAAGAAAGGATCGTGGGTAATGGCGGTCAGAGTACTTGATAAGAAAATATGGAAGGCCATAAAAGATGGAGATCTGACGGGGTTCTCAATGGCTGGTTATGCTAAAACGTCATAGGAGATTGAAATGGCCAAGATAACTAAGAAAGAAGCACGTGAATTAACTGACTTAGAGATAAATGAGGTTTCACTCGTAGATAAAGCTGCGAACAATAAGAAGTTCTTGTTCTTCAAAGCTGCTGGCGAGGATGAACCTGCTAGTAATAAATCTAAGAAGTTAAAAAAGAAAATCAATTTGGTGATAGATACAGACGGAACAATCGGCGGAACAAAGATATCGGTTAATAAGGAAGAGCTTGAGAATCTTCGAGATTTTTCACTGTACTTTTATGGTGGCGAAGGCGATGATTCAAGAGCGATATCAATTTCTTATTCCAAATTTGTAGATGGCGATGATGGCTTTAGCCGTTCCGAAACTTTCTATCTAAGTAAAGGAGACAGTAGCATGAAGATCAACGCAGAAATTCAAAAGCAGTTGGAAGCGTACTTTGGTAAAGATGTCGCAATCGAGATCGACAAGGTCGCAGATATCGACACCATCACAAAGTCGTTGGAAGTTATCAACGAGTATCGCGGAGATTTTCCTGACGATTTGAAAGATGCTGTCAGGGCAGTTGCCAAACAGGCTGCACAGTTTGTACCGGGAGCAGTCGCAGAAGAAGGTAAGGGTAGTGTAGAAAAAGCTGGTGCGAAACTTTCAAAGGACACCATGAAAAAGATCACCGACGCTTTGAACACACTTAAGTCTCTGGTTCCTGCACTGAAGGAAAAGTCTGATGGTACCGAAGATGCTGTAGCTAAAGCCGTTGCTGATATTACCAAGCAGCTTGCAGGAGCTCTTGGGACAGAAGCCGAAGCAACTGGTGATGATGATATTGCCAAGACGCTCGAAGGTATCAACAAGAAGCTTACGGCTCTTGAAGGTAAGAGCAAAGGCGAAGGCGAAGGCGAAGGCGAAAAGACTGATCTGGCTAAGACCCTTAAGGGTATAGCGAAACGTCTGTCAACTATCGAGAAGGAAACCGGAGTCAAGAAGAGCCTTGACAGTAGTAACGACGATGAGGAAGGCGAAGGGATCGAGAAGAGCGGCAACAAGTGGCCATCCTTCCAGGTCTAAAGAGTTAGTAAACTAACAAGTTAAAATCTATCTAAGTAAAAGTAAAGGAGTTTTAAAGATGAGATCAAACAGAACAATGCTAAGTAAGAAAGAGCAGATTACGAAGATGATTAGTCTTTCGAATATTGTTCTTGCCGCAGAAGAGGCAGATCAATTTCTGGACTACATTGTTGACGAGTCTGTCATGAAGGGTAAGGCTCGGATTATCAAAATGAACAAACAAACCAAGAATGTCCGTGCCCTTGGTTTGGGTAGTAGTGATTTCCTACACCCAGGAGCTACTTTCAGTCAGGCTGATTATCTGAAGACTTTGTCTCAGAATAATATCCAGCTGGTTAGTAAGAAGGTACGTGGTTGTATCGCAATCTTCGATGATGACCTCGAAGACAATATCGAAGGCGATCAGTTCGTCGATCATCTGATGCGTATGGTCGCTAAGCAGATCTCGAACGAGTTGGACATCGCCTACTGGATAGGTGACACCGGTTCTGGTAACGCTTATGGTGATACCGACATAAAGAGCCTGTGGGATGGATGGCGTTATCGTATTGCTAACGGCGATACTGATGGCGATGCATTCTTCAATGATGTTTCTGGTGGATCATTCGTACTGGATGCTACTGACGACGATACCTTCGTTCTCGAAGAAGGAAAAATCGCGATGGTATCAAGCACTGCTCCATACAACTGGGACTTCAAGTATAACAAGATCCTTCAGACTCTGCCTTCGAAGTACAAAACAGGTGGTCTGAAAAATCTGAGCTTCTATAACAACGACAATGTTACTCAGAACTATGTTGAGGCACTCAGTGCTCGCAACACTCAGCTGGGTGACGCTGCTTTGTTACAGGGCGACCAGATGCAGTATGGTATGGTGCCAATCGTATCGGCTCCGAATATGCCTATCACTATGGCTGGTGGCACTCAGGCAACTGAAGCTTCCAGCGGTGGAGCATACACCGACGTTCTGCTTACTCCGAACAACAATCTGGTCATTGGTATGCAGCGTGATATCAAGATTGAGTCTCAGAGAATGGCAGCTGACGAGGCCACGTATTGGTTCTATAGCATGAGAGCCGATGTTGCAATTGAAAACATCAATGCCTGTGTACTCGCTAGAAAGCTTGTCACCACTGGTTCGATGGTTTCAAGTAAAGACTAACAGTAAGTTTTAAAACCCCAAACTTTTTAAGGAGCTGTTTTATGGCTAAGAAAAAGAAAAAGAAAAAGATTTCTAAGAAGAAGACTCCTAAGCAGTCGTACAGAATCACGAACTACATGAACACCAGGTCGATCTACGTAGATGGACAAACTTGGGAGGTTCCTAAGAATGGTTCGATCGTGACTAACGATAAGGAAGTTGCTGACGAGTTCGAGAAACTCTTTGGTATTGATGTTGTAGCCATAGGGCAGTCAGTTCCGAAGACTTCTAAAAAGAAGGTTTATAAAAAGGCCGCTAAGAAGAAGGTAGCCAAAAAGAAAAAAACTTCTAAGAAGAAGTCCTCAAAGAAAAAGAAACGTAGTAAGAAACGTAGTTAATTTATTATCAAAGGCGAAAGGAGATTCAAAATGCCTAAAAGAGATTTAGCCGCAATGGACAAGGATATGTTCTCCCCTATTGGGAGACTACTTGGTCAAGCAATGAGTGATGGGTTGAATAACGATATTATTCAGCCTGGGATGGAGACGGGTCAAGATACCATGCAGGGTGTCTACGCTGAAAGTGTAACGCAGATCTGTTCTATCGGTACGCGAAGAGTGGTCGTAGATGATTGGGGAGTCAGAGTATTCCGTTACGCTAGTGCAGATGGAACGCTGGCTGCAGGTGAGCTTCAGCAGGGTGCTGTTAATGGTGGTAACACTACTTACCAGCATGATCTGACTGCGGCGGTTGCATTAGCAGGAGCTACCACAGTTACGTTTACAACCATAACAGATACGCTGGTTGCAAATGCAATGGCAGGTGGATTCCTGGCGGTAACTGACGGACCAGATCAAGGTTCGCTGTATCGTATCGTTTCGCATGCCGCAGGGGCAGCAGGAGCTTTAGCATTCGTTATCGATCGCGGAGTAACTACCGCATGGACAACGTCTACAAGAGTGACGGTTATCGATAATCCTTATAAGAACGTTATTCAAGCACCTGTCACAACTCCGACCGGTCCTGCCGTTGGTGTTCCTGTGATTCCTGTTACTGACAATTACTTCTTCTGGTTGCAGACATTCGGTTGGGCTAATTGCCTGGTCAAGACCGCTTTGACCGCTGGCGTATCTGTCATCCGTGATGTTGCAGCTGCAGGTTCTGTTGGTATTCAGGTAGCTGGTGCCGGTAGTTTGATAACTGAGGTTGTTGGTTACTCTGGTTACGTTGCAGATACGACCGACAGTGGTCTTGTCTTCTTAACACTTGCTCCATAAGGTGCAGGTAAACTAAAACCCTAACCGGGGAGAGCATTAATTTGTTCTCTCCGGTTTATCTAATCTGTAGGAGAATGTAATGGGAATTAAAGATTTTTTCAGCAAAGAAAAAAAGGTTAAGGAAGAGTTGGCAACTAAGCCTGCCGAGCCGGTTGAAGAAAAACCTGCTGAGGAAACTCCAGCAGAAACTCCGACTGAGCCAGTGCAAGAAGAGAAGCCAGTAAAACCTAAGCGTAAGCCTCGGACACGGAAGCCAAAAGCAGAACCCGTGAATAAGCGTGGCAAGACCGAGGCACAGGTTAAGAAAGATAACGAAGCAGCTGCAGGATTAATGGCAGCGGGAAGGATCTAAAATGTCCTTGCAATCAGGAAACTATATAGTCGATACTGACATTGATAACTGGCCAACTGGCTTTGAAGATGCAGACAAGCTCGCAGTTATAGAATTAGTCGAAGAGATGATTGAAAAGATTACTCGTGACTACTTCTATAACAAAGCATTCACTAAAGTACTGAACGGAACTGGCAAGTCTCGGATATGGTTACATTTCAATCCCGATATACTAGGTGTGTCCGAAGTTAAGTTCAATGAGGTCGTTCTTGAGGATGATCTATATGCTTTCGATAAGAGCAGCATATTTAGGGCCACAGTAACTACTGCCCAGCTGCAGGCGATCGAGGATATTACTTTATCCGGTAGCGATCCGGTTCAGGTAGATGCAACAGGGCATGGTTTCATTACTGGTCAGATAGCTCGGTTAATTTCCATGGTAGGAATTACGCCTGACCTTGCTGGGGACTATGGAGTAGTCAAGATAGATGATGATGCGCTTACTTTGAATGGAACTGATAGTAGTGATTACTCAGGTTCCTTTACTTCGGGCAATCTTATATTCGCTTCGTTGGCAGAGTTGGTCTATCAGACTAATCAGCAGGGTGGTCTCTTCCCAAAGGGAACAATGAATATAGAGGTCACTGGTACCTATGGATGGGTTACTACTCCTAGGGCTATCCGACAAGCTGCAATAATCTTGGCCCGATTTGAGAATGACGGAACTCTCTACACTAAGTACGATGACCTGGTTTCCGATAAGCTTGGAGATGCTACCGCGAACCGTGGCCAGAAAACCTATCTTACGGGTATTCACGAGGCCGACCGATTGATTAGAAGGTATATCAGAAAGAAGAGTCTGATCAATGCAGTATAAATCTAAAATCAACATACTAAGAGTTGCAAGGGTAGAAGATGGTCAAGGTGGATGGACGAAAGTTCCTAACGTCATAAACCAGAATGTACCTTGTCGTATTAACTGGAAAAAAGGAATGGAGAAGATCATCTTCGACAAGAATTCTTATTTCCGGGATGCTGTAATCTATTGTGCTGTGGTTGACGTTACTAACCAAGATATAATTGAGTACAAGGGTACTCAGTACGAAGTTGTAAGTGTTGCAAACCCAGATGAGGTTAATCGATATATGATTATTGAAATGAGATTGGTGGTGTAACATGGCAGCTGATAAAAAAGAAATAACCATAGCTGACAAAACTAAGAAACTTCAGGATCTACACAAAGAGGTTATGAGTTTTAGGGCTGATCTAAGTGAGATGGAAAAAACTATGAGTCGGTTGAATAACGAGAGTATTATGTTGCACAACGACATTGAGGATATGTTGGATGGCTAAGTTTACAGATAATACCGATAAAGTAATGGCCGAGATCGAAAGACTATCTGAGCAGAAATTAACCAAAGCTGCTTTGATGGTAGAGCGTACAGCTAAACAACTAGTTCCTGTTAAGACTGGTACTCTAAGACGTAGCATTACTCATAAGGTTGAGAAAAACAAAGCTATCGTTGGTAGCAATATAGAGTATGCTCCTCATATAGAGATGGGTACTGTTAAGATGTCGGCTCAGCCCTTTCTACGTCCAGCTCTGATGGCCAACCTACAAAGAATAAAAAGATTGTTTGGGAAATAACTAATGAATGAACTTCTTATCGCAATTCAAAGTCATTTTTTAACAGATCCGTTGAACACGGGTACTCCGAGCTTGACTGCTTTGTACGACACCGAAGCTCCAGCTGATGCAGTGTTTCCTTATGGGACAGTGTCGATTATTGGGGGATCACCTGACTTTACATTCACTGAAGATTTTGAGAATCCAATCATTCAGTTTAATTTGTTCAGCAACAGATCTTCGGGTAAAGAGATTGGCGAATTGTTTAATCTTCTGAAAGGAGACAAGGATTTAGGTCAGGGATTTGATTTTAAAGATTTAACTATAACTGGATTTGGTGCAGTTAGCATGGTAAGAGGTGAGGGTATTCGTACCAGAGTTGAGAAAGTATGGCAATACGAAGTTAACTACTCATCAATGTTCCAGGTGGAGTCGTCATAATGAACGAGGTATTCACAGCAATACATGATCATTTTGAGGAAGATCCTTTGGCTACTAATGCAACTCATCTGACTGAGTTGTATGATACCGAAGCTCCTGCTGACGCGGTATTTCCTTATGGTGTAGTTTCTATCATCAGTGATGTACCTGACTTTACATTTACCGAGGACTTTGAGGACTGCCTAATTCAGTTTAACTTGTTCAGTAAAAAATCTTCAGGTAAAGAGATAGGAGTTCTGTTCAATCTTTTAAAAGGCGACCCAGAAGTTGGTGAAGGATTTGACTATTACGACCTGGTATTTATGGATAACTTTCAACCAGTTTCTTTAGTCAGAGAGCAAGCAATTAGAACAAGAGTAGAAAAGGTATGGCAATATAACGTGTTATACAGATGTGTACTTGAATACGACGGTGTAATCGCACATGCTGTTACCAATAAATTTATGTATAACTTATTAGGATTTTAAAGTAAGGAGATAGAATCATGACATTAAAAGCGGGTTACAAAGGAAAAGTTTTGATTGGTGCAGTTGTAATAGGTGGTTCGACTACGTGGTCAAACTCTGGAGCAGTAAGAGCAATGCTGGAAGACACCGAGTTCGGTGATGAGCATCTTACTCATATTCCTGGTCAGATCGAAGGTGGTGAGATTACTGTCACTGGAAACTACTTGATCGATGAAGATGCCGGTCAACAGTTGTTAAAGACAAGGTTTGATAGCGGAGAACAGATCACTGATATCAAGTTGTATCTTAGCCAGGGTGACGGATTTTATCAGACGCCTGACCCTGATACAACTCCGGCGACTTATGTTACATGTACTAAGTACAATAATGTTGATAACGACAAAGCTGGTGTTGGAACTTTCAACGCTACCTTTAAAGTAAGTGGAAAAATGAAGGCCATCTATTAATTGTTATTGAGAACCAAAAACTGATATTCTGAGATTTAGGAGATATAAAAATGGCAAGTGGAACTGGATTAACTGGTAATACCAATGTAGGTATTAACCTTAAATACAAAAATACTATAGACCTAAGTGGTGTGCTTGATGATCTGATTGTCAATGCTGGTATCACCTGGTCTTATGGAACGGGAGCGAATCAGGCAAATGTATTATTCCATGACTCGAGGTCCACGGACGACACAGGTGAAACTCTGGACTTGAACGCCAGTGGTTCTCTGCTCGATGCTTTTGGTAACGCCCTTACGATGGACGCGATCAAGCTGTTGTATATCAAGAACACGCATGCAACCTTGTCGCTGGAAATCTTGGGTGGTGCCTCGCTTGACTTGCTTATTGCGAACGGTACAACTGATGCGATAGTGATTCAACCAGGTGGAATATTCTTCTGGGTAGATCCAACTGCTGCAGGAATTGATGTTACCACGAACAAGAATCTGAAACTGGCAGCAGCCTCTGCCGGAACTGTTACCTTTGACCTGGTAGCGTTAGGTCTCGATTAATAGCACGAACAAATACTCAGGTCGGTACTCTGTGCTCCTAAATTCGGATGAAAAAGGTTTGGGAAGGATGGGACTGCCTCCGGATGCTGAAGGTCCCTGACCTGAGTATATAACTAACCAAACCGAAAAACCCAAACTGATAAAGGAGATTTGACATGGTAGACTTTAGTTCAAAAAATGAAGGTAGGATGTTCTACTTTAACGATGATGACCATGAACAAGGTGGTGTCGGGCTTAGAGAACTAGGAATTGAAGAGGGCAAGCGGATAGAAAAACTTACCGTGAAACACAAACGGAAACCTCGCGCTGGTCGTATGCAGGAAACTACTGATGTCGATGCTAAGACCGCCTCCCACATGACCTGGGATTATTGCATTACTGAATGGAAAGGTGTACTCCTTGATGGCAAAGAACTGGAATGCACTGGCGAAAACAAACAGCTTATGATGAAGTGTACTGACTTCTGTAAGTTTGTTACCGATTGTATCGAAGAACTTGTCTCAGTTAATGATACTCTTGAAGGGGCAAGATCAAAAAACTCCGAGAGTTCATCGAGTGGCAGTTAGAGAAACCTAGCTGTGAGGCTTGCCAAGAACTTTACGAAGATCGTGGCAAATCAAGTTTTCCACCTTGCGAGAATTGTTTTGTAGAACTTGATGAACAGAATGTACAGGTAGTCGAGGTTTATTTTCTGGTGCGTAATCAGATGCGAATAGCTCCATCGGGTTCTGATGGGACT